CCCTGTAACCGTGAGGAGCCTCATGATGATCTACCGCGCCCTGCTCCCGTTCGTGCTTCTCCTCCTCGCCGCGCCAACGTGGGCTATGGAGAACTATTCCCAGGTCCTTCGCGATCAATATGGCCGGGCCATCGGTGGGGCAACGGTCACGGTCTATGTGACCGGCACCACCACGCTGGCGACCCTCTTCAGTACTAACACTGGAACAGCCAAGGCAAACCCGTTTCTGACGGATGCGCTTGATGGACGGTTCAATTTCTATGCGGTCAATGGCGTCTACGACATCATCTACACCTATCCCGGCGCGACGTTTGACGCGAGCCATTCGCGCCGGATTCCCCTCTTTGACGAGAATGACTTTTCTGGTGGGGGTGGCGGTGGGATCGATCTTGGGGCGGCATTCCCAACTAGCCCGACTGTTGACGAGCTGTTCTACCTCACCTCCGATAGCAACGTGGGAGACTGTATCGCCGGTGGAGGCACGGCGCGGACGCTCTGTGCATTTCTGTCAGAGGTCTGGGTGCCCGTCAATGCGATTCCAGAAGCCGACACGCCGCAAACGGTCTTTGGTCGAGGCAATAGTGTGTCGGGCATTGACGAATCCAGGAAGGTCGAATGGCGTGGGGAAGGGACTATGGCCACGAGTGGATTCAATCTCTATGTCCACTCCTCCGGCAAGTTCGTGTTTAAGTGCGTCAATCAGGATGTGGAGGGCGATTGCGGGACGAGGATTGATCTGACCGGGACCCACAAGTACCAAATATATACGGACAGCGGCTTGAAATTCGAGGTGGATGGCGCGACTGGCGCGATCACCGAAGCCACGCTTGACGTAGAAACAGCGGGGGTCACGCTCACCACGACCGATGAGCAATGGTGGGACGTGGTTTCCTGCCAAGGCTCCACGGCGGCCCATATCTGGAACACCATCACGGCCACAGTCCCAGCGGCTGCGTGTGACACCGGGACCAACACTCAAAAAGGCTATGCCTCGTTTGACGCGACCACGGATGAAGCTATCCATATGGACTGGGTGCTCCCGACTGGATTTACCGGCGAGATCGATGTCCATTTCATATGGAAGGCGGCGGCAACGTCTGGCGCCACCGGATGGTGTGCGCAGCTTATTCGGGTGGCCGATGCAGCTACGTCGGACCCTGCCTTTCCGGCTCAGGCTTCTAGCAACTGTGTCTCTGATACCGCCAAAGGGACAACCCTCCAAGAGAACCACACCACGATTACCGGCGTGACCTGCACCTCGTGCGCGGCACGCGACCATGTGTATGTCCGCATTTCTCGTGATGCCAACGGGGGCGCGGTCACGGATGACATGACCGGCGATGCGCATTTAATGAAGGTTGGGAGAACCTGGAGGGTAGCGAAGTGAAGCATGTATTCCTGACGCTTACCTTCCTCACTCTTGCCTCACTCGCCCACGCGCAAGTGACCTACTTTGCAACGTATGAAGGCACTGGGACGGAGGGCGACCCATTCCGGGCCCATAGCAACATCCCTGGCACCGAATGCAAAAGTTTGCGAGCGAACGAAACCAATGCCGCTGGTGTGGCGCTGTGTAGCGGGCCGTCGCTTCCAATTCGGGCAGGAGTCGTGTCAGTCGATCTTGTGGGGACACTGAGCACACCACAGAAAGCGGTACTCGGGGCATTGCTGGGGCGAGCGGTGGCAGAGACTACCATCGAGGGCGTATTGTCGGCGGTGCTGGACGCCCGTGCGGTACCGCTCCGTCGGTGGAGCGATGGGCGGCAGCGGATCGTCATTCACGGGCGTGAAATCTGGTCTAGACCGGCTCCGCTCGCGTCCTACCTGCCCGACATATGGCACGCCGTCAAAAACATCTTTACCGCGCCGATCGCCTGGGCAGCTGCCACGTTGAGTGAAGATTGGAACTGTGCAGATGATACGACGCCGAACTATGTTTGCGATCAGACCTGGGTGCTCAGCACCGGCTCCACGGCGACGATGGAGGGCAACGCCTTACGGAACACCAATTCGACCAGCACCAATGTGCTGTATTCCACGAGTACGCTGGACGCGACCGATATGCAGCACCGCGTCACGGTGTCATCCATCGACCGAGGCACCGCGACAAATGTCGCCGGAGGCCCCGCGATTCGGAACCCTGGTACCGGCACGTCCACCTATGTCTACTGCGTATTGCGTGATGCGGCCACGGATCAAGTTGAACTCGGGCATGTGGTAACAGGTTCCTTAACGTCGGATAGTACCGACACTGTGACCGTTGCGAACGGCGACACGATTGAGACTATCGGAATTGGGGATCAGGTGTCCTGCAAACACAACAGCGTCACCGTATTGGGGCCACTGACCGAAAACACAGGTAGCGGGAATGTCAACATCAACGTGCGATTTTCTGGATCTGGCACGGCCACCACGACGAGCGTCGTCCTGGATGATTCCTTCGCGGAATTGGCAACAGCTGCGGCCACGTTTGGTCCATTGAGGCGGAGGGGGATGTAATGAAACACCGTCAACTGCTACTCTGGTTTGTCTTGTCATCCATGTTTACATGTCAGGCATGGGCCGCTACACGCTATGTGGATGCAACTGCTGGAGTATGTACGGGGAACTACTCAATTGCTTCACGAAATTGCACGGGCAGTGATGGAAATTCCTATTCCACCATTGCGGCTGGGCTGACAGCTACGGCGGCGGGGGATACGCTCTATGTTCGAGCTGGCACCTTCCCCGTTCAAATCACAGGCACCATCCCAAGCGGGGTGTCCTCATCTGCGAAAACCACGTTCGCGGCGTACACCGGCGAAACCGTCACACTAAACCCAACCAATGCGGCTACGAGTACCCGTGTGATTTTGATTACCGGCCAAGATAACATTGTGATTAGTGGGTTTGTCATCAACGGCGCAGGGGTGACTAGCGACGGTATTAAGCTCGACTCCTTTTCTGAGAACATCGAGATTATCGGGAACGAAATCAAGAATGCCCCAGGGCAGTGCATCTACGTGGGCCGTGTGGGCGGCAATGTCATCCGTAATAATAACATGCACGATTGCGGAGTCGATGGGTTCGAGCACGGCATTTACTACAGTGCGGCGACTAACGGAACTATAGAAGGAAACCTCATACATGACAATGCTGGGTCAGGAATCCAGATGTATTCAGAGTCTACCGGGACACGATTTCGGCACAACAAGGTCTATAACAACTGCCGAGGGGCGTCTGTCACCACGGGATCTCAGGTAATCGTCAGCTACCAAAATAATATCGTGGAGTTCAATGACATCTACGAGACGGGTGGGAATTGCACGAACGGCGTTCTTGTAAATAACGCGAATCCTCTGAATACCACGATACGGCACAACTCGATCTATTGTACGGGAAACTGTACATATGCGACTGGCGCGGGCGTCAAAATCAGCCAGGGAACTGGGGCTGTGGTGGCGAATAACATCATTCTAGGATACTCCAACGCGACGATTGACAGTGCTACTGGAACAACATTTACCACGAACCGCACGACCGGCACAGCTACGGCTATTTGGCTGTCGCCATCGGGCGGTAATCTCCATCTGAATGCAGGATCAGCGGCGATTGATGCAGGCACAAACATCGGGCTACCGTTTAACGGATCAGCCCCAGACCAAGGGGCTTACGAGACATTCTCCTGCTCTGGCGGTACGATCACCGGGAATGCCGCAGATGTGCAGTGCGACATGGCGCTCAATACTCCAATGTCTGAGGGGGACTCGGGAGGGTGGTCCGTGAACAATGGACGGACCGTGACGGGAGTCGAAATTGTTGGCAGCTCGGTGGTACGACTCACCTTCAGTGGTGCCGCGTGCGCCGGTGAGTCGTGGACATACGGCTATGAAGATGGATTAGGGACGGCGAGTGACAGCCGAGGGCAGCTCCTCTACGATATCGGCGCGACCGCGCTGACGAACAACTGTTCTGGAACGACCTATGTGCTCACGCAAGAGACGGGGGCCTTCTACGGCGCGTTAGGGAGTCAAGCGACAGCCAGCACCCTTGCGGATGTGGCTCCTGGTGGGATTTTTGCGGTTCGTACGAAAACGTCGGTTACGGTTGCCGTTCCGCCATCAGGCATTACCACAAAACTCCAATACTCCACAACCGGGTCCAGTGGCACCTATGCGGATGTGCCCAACACCTTCGGAGCCGACAATATCCGTTATTACGGGACAGGTCTACGGTCTGGCATGGACACTCATGGGACGCCAGTGACGACGGAGCGCCTCACGAGTCAGTTCGGCACGAATATCTCCAGCGGGGTGCGCCGGTGCGGAGCCGGGTGTGAAGCGCCGGCGATGGCGTTCACTCAGGACAGTGAAGGGGAAACGGTCTGGATCTTGGAGTTGGATCTCGATACGGCGGTTGGTACGACCTACCACTTCCGAGAAGTCCTCACGGACGGCTCGACCTTGAGCTATGCGGTGAATAGCAAACCTGGCATTACGGTGGTAGCCCCGGCGGGAGTATTCTGATGAGTAGGAGAGATACGCTCATCGCACAGATCAAACGGCATGAGGGGCTACGGCTCAAGCCCTACTACTGCACCGCAGGGAAATTGACCGTCGGCTATGGGCGGAACCTGGAGGATGTGGGGGTTGATGCTGATGAGGCCGAGGGCATGCTCCGGAATGACCTGGCGCGGGTTGAGAATGAGTGCCTGCATGTGTTCCCGTGGTTCTCGGAGCTCTCAGAGGCGCGGCAGGAGGTCATCCTGAATATGTGTTTCAACCTCGGGCTGGCTGGACTCAAAAAGTTTACGAAGTTTCTGAAGGCCGTAGAGTTGGGCAACTACGACACGGCAGCGGATGAAATGCTGGAGAGCCTCTGGGCCAAACAGGTGAAGAGCCGGGCGCTAGAGCTGGCTTCGATGATGCGCGGGAGTGCGGAGGCGTGAACCAGCATGACGGGTTCTGGTGGAATGCGCTGGACACATTGACTGGGGTGGTGATTGGCATTGTTGGGATTGTCGGCGCGGTGCTGGGATGGCTCAATAATCGGTTCTCCAAAATGGAGGAACGTATGGCGACCGTTGAACAGGGGTGTAATGCGCGGAATCACGCCGCCGAAACACAGATCGCGAAGCTCCAGGCGTATCACGAAAGTAACATTAAGCGGCTCGACAGCATTGAGGACACCACACAACGGATTGATGGCAAGCTGGATCGATTGATCGACAGCCTCTCCAATCGCAGCAGTTGGAAATGAGTAACCAAGGAGGACGCAATGAGAGGAGTTCTGATAGGCGTACTGATAGGAGTCCTGGCCGGGTGCGTGACGCCCTATAAAGAGACGAGCGGGAAGTTTATTAAAACCTCACAAACAGAGGTCCGTTCCCTGTTTGGGACAAACCAGAGCTTTGCACGGCTGGAGCGGTGTGCGGGGCCAGAGAAAAAGGTGCTGTGGTATAGCGATGGAGATTTTACGAACTGCGTCATGCTGACGGCGGCGGAGCAGAACGAATGGGAGCACGGCTATTCACGCGGGGCTGGCCCTGAAATCGCGGGCGCGGCGATTATGGGGGGCTCGATTGGGGTGGGTGCGGCTGTCAGTGGAGGCAGTGCCGCAGCCTCGGCGGGGGTCAGTGCGACGAATACCGCGATCCAAACCGTGACAGGCGGAAAGCACCGGAGGTAGATTAGGGGATGCTTTCAGGAGGGATTCATGAACACTGATCGGTTGCAAACATTGCTCGGCGCCATTGAAGCCGCCGTCATTGCGGGGCTGGGTGCTCTCATCAACGTCGGGGAAAGTGGCGCCGTTGATTGGCAGGCGCCGACGTTTTGGATTGCGATTGGCCTCGCGGCGTTGCGTGCGTTCAAGTCCTACTATGCCGCTGGGATCAAACTGGGCACCAATACCCCACAGCCATGAAAGCCATGAAGCCGATTAAGCCCTGGCAGAACTGGATCAGCATAGACCTGGTGCTGCTCCTTATTATTGTCCTGTGTCTCATTGGCCTGTCCATCATGGCCGCACTCATCCCGATCAAGTCTCACGCCGCGGCCTGTCTGACTATCGATGTGCCTCCTGGGGCTGTGGTGAATCAACCGGACGGCGACACCTTTCATGTCTTTGCCTTTCAGCCTGGCGGCGTGGTCAAGATTCGCGTGGAAGGGATCGATACCCCGGAGCGCAAGCAGCCAGGATGGGCTGAGGCGAAAGCGTTCACCAAGGCGTGGCTAACGCAAGGGCCGTTCAAGGTGACGACCTGTGGCAAGCCGACGATTGACCGGATCGTGGGGAGAGTCGAACGTGACGGGACGGCGCTAGCCGATGCCTTAAAGGCGGCTGGATTAGGGAGGTAGTATGCCTGTTGGATTACTGGGAACGGTTGCCTCAACGGCAGACTTTACGCTGACCCGCGACCAATTGATTACGGCGGCGTTTGAAACCGCCAAGATCAAGTCGGAAGACGAGGCGTTATCGCCAGAGCAATTGAATATCGGGATCATCCGGCTGGGCCTCATCGTCCGCGAGGTCGATCAGTCCGGAAAGTGGGTCTGGACGATCCAAGAGGCGAAGCATCTGTCGTTAGCGGCAGGGGTGGCGGTGTACGACGCCAACAATGGGCTACCGCAGAATATCTCGGAGCTCGTGTCGGTGGTGTACCGCTCTGCCGATGGATGCGACTCGGCCCCGTTGAAAATCCTCGCAGCCGACGCCTATGAGGACATCAGGAACAAGCTAGAGACTGGCGATCCGCAAGCGGTGTACCTGACGAACGATATCACGTTGGCGCAACGGCGGCTGTATGTGTGGCCGCACCGGGCGACCATCACGACGCAATCCAAAGTCACCGGCACGGACACGTATATTTATAAGTGCATCGCGCCGCATACCAGTTCATCGACCGACAGCCCGATTCTCGGAGCCAATTGGCGCATGGTCTGGGAGTTGAGCAGCGGCAGCACAAGCGTGTGGGCGTCGGGGGCGGCCTACACGTCGGCGGAATCGCTGCGTATGGTCATTAAGCGCCCCATCTTTGACTTCGATCAGGCCGGGAATACGCCGGACTTCCCCATCCAGTTTCCACGGCTGTTGATGTACCGGCTGGCTTCGGACCTGGGCGATGTCTACGGGATTCCT